CCAGAAAAGTAAGATGAGAAAAAATAAAATTGGTATTGACAAGAGGGTTTTGATTTGGTACAATGGAAGCCGCTTTGCGGAAGCGGGCTGCGGCGGCTGTAAAAACCCAGTGGCCACGTAGGGGAGACGTGACCACCGGGAACGGGGAATTCCATCAGATCTGTTTTACGAACATTCTCCCGCGACTGTTCATATAAAACAGCATACCATCATGCTTAAAATAAGCATTTGAGTCGCCAGCAGATCCAATGAAGACAACGCCCGGCAGGTTATCTGCCAAAAAAGAGAATCCGACATTGGAATATCCAAAGCTGCAGAATCGGTGTTGATTCCCTATCAACACACAGACATCGGCAATTAACATAGTGCCAACTTTTCTTGCCTTCCTTGCGAAGAACGTTTTTTCCTCGTTCACTTCAATCGTTTCGCCCGTAGTCGCACAATACTGTTTTACGAACATGATTTCCTCTTTCTTTCCTGTCATAGAAACCCAGCAGCCCCGTTGACTGCTGGATTATATCTCGGATTATTTTCGCGTCAAGTAGACGCTATCCTCTTTCAGGATAATTTCCCAATTTTCTTCCCGAAAAGAAAACTGGAAAGTTTCTCCGTTCTCCGGTTTTGCCCCTGAGGCTAAACGGATCGGCATAGGGCCGACCCATTCGACTTCCTCCGAGAGGAAATCGGCTTTTTCTCGCCCGAATCTCAGATTCAGGCAATAGGGAATATCTTCCCCTGCATCACACAAGTATTCCATGTCCCCTATCCCCTATTTGTTTTGTTTCCCCCGACAGACACACTATACCAGATTCGCTGGAGAATGCAAGAGCAAAACCTAAATATTCTTGAAAATAAGCGGCGTTGCGAAGCCGCTCTGCGGCACCTATTCTTAAATTAGAGAAACTAGCGGCTACGCCACGGGGAAGCGTAGCCGCCAGTTCTCCGGGGATTATTCTACCCGGTATTCCACTCCCGCAATCTTTGCAGATACCAGCCCCTCAAGGGCTATACTTCGAAACTGATGTCCGCAAAAGGCACCATCTTCGCCCCTGACAATCTCGCAGATTGTCAGTAGATTATCATTAGCCGGGGTGAATTCCCGGCGGGGCTTGTCCGTCTCTGGTGGCTTTACGCCACCCCTGCCCAGAAATTTGCGTAGCTTTCCGTCAGTTCGCTTTCGCGTAATGACGGAAAACATCTTTCCACTCCTCTTTGCTTTGATGACAAAGGCTCGAAGTGTATCCAGTGGCACAACTGTCATTGAATCTTCCCCTAAAATCAAAATCTTCCAAAATGGACTCCCGAATTCTACCAGACACCGGCAGAATGTCAATGCCAGATTCTGTACAAATTCTGAATCTGGTTTCCGATATCCATTCAATATCAGACGGCTGCAAATTCGGGTAACGCTCCCGAAAATGCTGAATCAACCCCGCTGTTGTTTCTTTCGTTCCCGTCATGAAAGTACTATACCACAAAACCGAGATATTGCAAGACCAAAAAGCAAAGATTTTCAAAAATAAGCGGCATTGCGAAGCCGCCCTGCTACGCCTACTACCACCAACAACCCACTCGCCCAGCCATCCGTCTCGCTGCACCCAACATTCGTCCCGATAGGGACAAAATAAAACCCCCGACCCTTTCAGGCCGGGGGAGTCGTAATCACCAGAGAGGTGTCACTTGCGGAGCAGGTGAACCCATCCCTTGCTCGGATTCGCTCGAATCCGAGTGTTACCGAACGTTACCTCGACCAGTTCGTCATGAGAGACGAAGACGCTCACCCTCTCCGTCTGATGTCCACAGAGGAAGAACCACCGTCCCCCTCCTGTATGAGCTTTTTCCATCAGGATGTAGAATCCTGATGAAGCACAGCTTTCGTCTGCTGTCATGATGAGACCCTCGTCCCTCCTCTGCCGGGCGACTACGTTATTCCCCCGTACCTTCTTCCATTCCGACATTTCAATCCCCTAATAGTATGACCAGCCGAAGTCCCCGTGACTTCGATAGGTGTATGGTAGCAGAACTGGTGGAAATGTCAAGAGGAAAAAGTCAGAAAAATAAGCGGCTTTGCGTTGCCGCTCTGCTACGCCTACTACTACCAACAACCCACTCGCCCAGCCATTCGTCTCGCTGCACCCAACATTTGTTCCGATAGGAACAAATTAAAACCCCCGGCTCTTTCGAACCGAGGGTTTCGACCACTGACTGAGGCTCAGAACGCCGCCTCAGTCAGCTCCTCCATCATCTTTTCTCGCTGGCGGCGGTGGTATTCCACCGCCTCCTCCCAGTCCTCTGGAGACAGAGACCCATCCTCAGACGGGTCCAGATCCCAGTCCTCCGAGGAGATCGCGGCGGCGACCTCCTCAGGGTAGAACTCCTCGACGCCCGGCTCGTCATATACACCGAAACACTCAGCAGACATTGAATTTTCCCCGAAAAATTTCTTTCGAAGTCCCCGTGACTTCGATGGGTGTATGCTAACAGAATCGGCGGGAATGTCAAGAGGAAAAAGCCAGAAAAATAAGCAGCGTTGCGTCGCTGCCCTGCTACGCCTACTACCACCAACAAACCACTCGCCCAGCCATCCGTCTCGCCGCACCCAACATTTTGTCCCAGCAGGGACAAAAAAATACCCCGACCCTTTCGGGCCGGGGAGTCTTCTTCCAACAAGACTACTCGAAGTTAGTTTTCTTCGAAGTAAAGATGCCTACAACCAGCGGCCATGTAGGCCGCGTATTTTTCCCGTTCTCGTTCGGCAAGTCTTTCCCTATCTTCCGGTTCTTCCCGCTCCATCGGCTCCTCGCCGCAAAAGCGGCAATACGTGAGAGTCTTATTCCCGCTCTCGCGAGTGTAGCACCTCTCACCAGCATAAATCCGTTCGCTACAATTTCGACAATTACGGGACTTTTGAGCGATTGATTTTTTCATGATAACAACCCCTTATTCCCGTTAAGACCAGCGAACCTCTCCCCGTGAGAGGTCCCGCTGTCCACTGGGAACGTCGAAATCTTACTATATTTTGCTAGCGTTGTCAAGAGAAAAACGCAGAATTTAAAGCAGCGTTGCGTCGCTGCCCTGCTACGCCTACTACCACCAACAACCCACTCGCCCAGCCATCCGTCTCGCCGCACCCAACATTTGTTCCGATAGGAACAAATTAAAACCCCCGACCCTTTCGGGCCGGGGGAGTCGCTTACTTCCTTCTCCGGTCAGATCAGCAGATTGCCCTGTTGGCCCTAGCTATCAGGGCTAGGCGGACGCCTTCTGCCATTCGCGAAGCGAATGGCTGGAGGAATGTCTGTTGGATGTCTCCCGCAATGTTCAAGTCGCGGGAACGGGAAAAGGAATCACAATTGTTGAAATTGGTAACTCCGATTCCATCGTCATTCAGCACCGCGTTGATTTTTTCAATCAGCAGATCTCCTGTCCGTGGGTTGAATCTCGCGGCGATGAAGAGATCTTCGCCATGCTGAATGAATTTGGGAACGGACGCGAAGGCGTCCACGATCTCGTCATATCGAATGACGAGATTTACCAGAATTTCTTCTGGTTTGTAAACCTCTAGTTTCATGAAAATTCCCCTAGTCTGGAGCAAAAACGCTTGCGGAGACATCCGCAAAACTCTCGCTTCGCTCCAGTGTCGTTACTATAACAGAACCGGCGGAAATGTCAAGAGCAAAGCAGAAGTATTTTAAGCGGCTTTGCGAAGCCGCCCTGCTACGCCTACTACCACCAACAAACCACTCGCCCAGCCATCCGTCTCGCCGCACCCAACATTCGTCCCGATAGGGACAAAATAAAACCCCCGACCCTTTCGGGCCGGGGGAGTCTCTTTCCCACCAGAGTACTTTCAGAGTACTTCGGTGGAGGGTATGAACTGGATTTCGCCTACAGCCACCTGTTCTTCGTAGATCCTCATCCTCAGTTCCTTCTGCTCTTCCGAGCAGAATCCGCGAACTGACCCTTCAAACTCCTGTTCTGACTCTTCGTCATCGACAGCCAACAGGCTGTCGATTTCCATCATTTTCTGAACAGCCGGGCAGCATCGAGCTACCCGATCCCGCCAGGGCTCGATCTGGCTGATCTCGCGACCAGCCACGAACGCAGCCTGAGCGGCTGCAATTTCCGCGTCAACCTGGACTTCTGCTGCCGTTGGAACGTCGAATTCTTCAAACATTGCAAACCCCTAAAAAACTACCGTTCGAATCCGAATTGGATTCGATTGTTGAAGTATACCCGAAAGCGAAACAATGTCAATAGGAAAACCAAGATATTTAAAGCGGCGTTGCGTCGCCGCCCTGCTACGCCTACTACCACCAACACCCACTCGCTCAGCCATCTGTTTTGCTGCATCCAGCATTCGTCCCGAAGGGACAAAAAAATACCCCGACCCTTTCGGGCCGGGGAGTTGTTGATGCTTCAGTAGATCCAGACTGGGACTGGAGCAGTATATAACGTCGTCTCCCACTTTTTGCAGAGCATCATTCCCGCCTCCAATACACCCCGCAGTTCGACAGGGCCATTATCATCCGTGTAGGGAATAATTTCATAGTAATCCTCCTGATAAAAACTCCCAGGGAACATACCCCGACGGCGAGGAATATAGGATACAAGAGACACTGGACGATCATAAGCACAAGCAAGTGACATAATATGACCCCTAAATCCCGTCCCCGTTAAGACTAGCGAACCTCTCCCCGTGAGAGGTCCCGCTGTCCACTGGGAACGTCGAAATCTTACTATATTTTGCTGGCGTTGTCAAGAGAAAAACGCAGAATTTAAAGCGGCGTTGCGTCGCCGCCTTGCCGCGTCTACTACCAATAAGACCCCGCCCCCGTAGGGGCGGGAAAAGATAAAGATCCCGCTCCGGAGAGCGGGAGACGCCTACTCGATCACGATTGCGTCGAACCATTCGACGCGGCGAAAGATGATCGTTTCGCCGTCGCGACGGCGAAGGTAGTACACCCGGAATGTGCCCTGATCGTTGACGATCAGGCGAGGCCTGTCGGCGACACAACGACGGACACCGTCCGTCAGGATGATGCCATGGACGATCAAAACGCCCATAGCGGAAACAGCGGAATCAAAACCACAAGTCACAAACATTGCAAACCCCTTTGATTGATCGGGCGGAATTGCCCGACGCCAGAATCCTACCATGGGATCGGGGAAAAGCAAGAGAAAAGCCGGAGTTTTTTGTTAAAATAAAAAAGGATTCTTAGGTCTTTTTTGGCGGGGGTGGTCTACTCATCTCCTCCCCCCTCTCTCCCAAATGACTTGCCCAAACTCCACGGCTTATCCTATCCCTTTGGCGACAGAATTGCTGCCCAAGCCGGAACACCTCGATAGAGTCTTGATCGCAACACTGAGTAAGAAACGCAACACATTGGATCTCTGCTCCACTCAGCGATTGTTTGACTGTCACCAAAAACTTCAATTTGCACGTTATCGACTCTGTTATTAGCATTAGCCAAATAATCGAGCCGACGTAAATTTCCCCTTGTGTTATCAAGTCTGTTTCTATTAATGTGGTCAATGACAATCATTGGATCAGTTTCATTCATAATAAAACGATGCATTCGCGTTTCTCGACCATTCATTTTGGTGAGGGCGTATCCATCACGATAGTACCAGTTATATCTCATGACCATTGTGTAATCATCAGGGTCAACTAGGGCAAATCGGCCAGCCCCAACGGCACCAGAGAGCGGAACTTGTATCATTTTTTTTCCTGCGGGGTATAAAATAAATAAGGAGGTTATTATGACAGTAAAAGAAGAAGAACAACTTAAGAGAGCAATCGCCATAGAGTTAAGTCTTGAGGACTCGGGCGTCTCAATGGAACAATTACTATGCCAACAGAAGAACAACTTGAAGTTATCAAGAGAGTTATCGACAGAGTCTCCGGAAGATATAAGTTCTCCTACTATACAGAAGAAGACATAAAACAAGAGGCATTTATATTATGTCTCGAAGCTTTAGAAGACTATGACTCGTCGCGCCCACTAGAGAATTTTATCGCGGTACATCTATCGAATAGACTAAAAACTTTAAGGCGCAACAAATATCATCGACAAAATTTGGTGGAGGGCACAAATCATTTTAAATTAAATGAGGCAAAAAGATCTCTTATGGATTTAAAAAGTATTTCGGGTCCCGAAGAGACTGACCAAGAATTTAAGGAAGCGAGCTACGAAATAGATTTTGACGGAAAATTATCTTCGCAAGAAGCACTTGAAAAAGTTTTGGAGCAATTAACTCCGGAGATGAGAAAAGATTTTCATAGACTTGTCAATGGTGCTTCCGTAAAGAATCACAGGAAAACAGCTTTATATGATAGAGTGAAGGAGATTTTAGGTGAAGACTGGTAGACTTTCAAAGGAAGAATGGCAATATATTGAGGAAAATGCGGAAGTCCTTTCCGTAGAAGAGATTGCGAATAACCTAGACCGCGACCAAGAACCCATTATCAAACACTTAAAAAGAATGGGGCTTTTCTCTGACCGTGTTCAATCTCTGGAAACGCAAGCTGAATATGATCTAAGATCAAAGCCAGACTGGGAAGAATTAAAGAAACAATTTAACGAACAAGAATTAAAGCTATTTCTTCATCACTGGTCTCAAATTATCGCCCAGTTTAGAAATGATGTTCTAAAAACAGAGCAACTACAGATTATCGACCTAATCAAGCTCGACATTCTAATGAATAGAGCTTTAAGGGGACAAAAACAATCAGAGGACGACATTGTTAGACTTGAAGAAATTCTAATTGAGAAAAAATTAGCAGCTTCAGATGTACAAGACCGAGATGAGATATTTTCTTTAGAAAGAAATATTGCCTCATTAAGAGCGTCAAAAGAGGCTCTCTCTAGAGATATGAAAGATCTGTACAGTAAAAAGGAAGCAACATTCAAGAATTTGAAGGCGACTAGAGAGCAGAGAATTCAAAAGCTTGAGAGCAATAAAGTTACAATGGCGGGCCTGATAGAAAAGATTCTTCGGAACCCACAATTCTACGAAGAGCAGGGAAAGCAGATAGAGAAAATGAGGCTCGCTATGGAAAAAGAAAAAGTCCGCATATCTGACTTTCACACTTACGAAGATGGTAGTATTGACCAACCATTCTTGAATGCAGATACTGTTCTCTAATCATCTGGTGTTCTTCCTTTACTGTATACCACGTATGGATATAGTAAAAAACGACCTAAAGTTCAATATGAAAATTTTTTTTTGAGGAAAAACATGACACCTGAGAATTTTTGTTACTGGTTACAAGGATTTTTTGAGATTAGTAAAACGACTGAGATGACAGCTTTGCAAGTAGAAGAAATAAAAAATCATTTGAGTTTAGTATTTAAAAAAGAGACTCCCGACTTAAATGAATTGGTTCTTAATCATGAGTCTAAATCGTACCTCCCAGCTCCATTTGAGCTTACTTTTCACGGGGGGAGCTGCTGATGAAAGCGATCATAACAGGCGTAACGGGTCAGGACGGCTCTCATATGGCAGATCTCTTATTAGATAAGGGATATTCTGTTATAGGAACAGCCAGAAGGACTTCTGGAAGCAACAGTAAGAGAATAGATCATCTAAAAAATAATAGATGCTTTTCTATTGTCGAGACTGACATCTCCGATAACCACAGCGTTAGAGAATTGATCAAAAGACACCCAGACGCCGTGGAGTTCTATAATTTCGCTGCACAGAGCCATGTCGCCACTTCGTTCAATCAGCCCTCATATACCTTCGATATGACTGGCAAGAGCGTAATGAACATCCTAGAGGCGATTACAGAGATTGCTCCAGAGATGAGGTTATATCAAGCAAGCTCAAGTGAGATGTTTGGATCAAATTATGACACTAGAATTTTGTATCAAAATTCCTACTTGAATGTCTATAAAGGCAATTCGCACTTTGAACTACCAGCTTTTCAACACGAAGTAGAAAAGTTTCAAAACGAAGATACAAAATTTATGCCACAATCTCCATACGCGATAGCAAAATTAGCAGCCCATCATTCTGTGAGGCTTTATCGACAATCTAAAGGAATTCATGCGAGTTGTGGTATATTGTTTAATCACGAAGGGCCTCGTCGTGGAGATGATTTTGTCACAAAAAAAATCACCAAATGGATTGGTGAATATATGAGGTGGCTTGAAAAATTTAAGGCGACTCCGTCTATGATCTCTTCGAGATGCGAGGCAAAAGATTGTCAGACAATATTTTTTTCTGGAAGTCAATATTGTTTCCCAAAATTAAGATTAGGCAATTTAGACGCCAAGAGAGATTGGGGATATGCTCCAGATTACATGAATGCCGCTTGGCTCATGCTACAGCAAGAAACTCCAGACGACTATGTTATTTGTACTGGAGAAACTAGAAGTATTAGAGAATTTCTAGACGAGGCATTCTCATGTGTTGGTATTAGCGATTGGTCGCCACTTGTTTTTATCGACCCAAAGTTTTATCGACCTTGTGAAGTCGATTATCTAAAGGGATGTTGTAAAAAAGCTAAAGAAAAGCTTGGCTGGAAACCAGAATGTTCATTTAAAGATATGGTTAAAATAATGGTGCAACATGAAACGCAATTATGACGACCCGGTTTACAAAAGTGCTAGATCTAATACATTAAAGAGAGACAAGAGCTGACACAAGGGAAAGACATCCTTGGGATTTTATTTTTTTTGAAAATATTAGCGTAACTCGGGCTTGTCTAGATATTGGAGATTATACGACTCCCAAACTGAAAGACAAGGTCGTGATTGAAAGAAAAGCGTCGCCATCTGAGATCTACCTCAATCTAGTAGATAAAAAAGACAGTGTAAGATTTAAAGCTGAGCTGGAAAAAATGAGAGGATACAAATCCGCATATATTGTGTGTGAGTTTCCTGAGTCTAAAATTTATCAATTTCCAAAAGGCTGTGGAATACCAGAAAAAATATCCTCAAGGATGAAACTAACTGGTAGAGCCCTAAGAAAGATAATAGCAGACACAGAAAAGAAGTTCGAAATTCCTTTTGTATTTTTCGAAAATAAAAACGAAGCAGAAGACTTTGTGTATAGCCTTTTTTCTTTACTGGAAAAAAAATATGAGAGAGATCTACCTGAACGCTCTTAATCATTCTGAACAGTCAAATGAGATTGATTATGTAAGTTCGACAAAGTTTTACCAGAAATTACATGAATTAGAAAGAGAAGATCAATCAGATATTATCGTTCATATGAGTACGCTTGGTGGCTCTTGGGACGACGGAATGGCCCTTTACGACAATATTAAGTATAGTCCTTGTGATATCATTTGTATTGGCCATGGGTGTATTTATTCAATTGGGACCGTGATATTTCAAGCTTGTGCGAAGAGATATCTTATGCCAAATTGTTCTTTTATGTTGCATTATGGTAGTTTAAGTCTCGATTGTCCATATAAGGTAGCGGATGATACATTCGATTATCACCGTAAACAAGCTGACGCGATGGTGAATATTTACTATCAAAGATGTAAGTTTGGAAAGTTCTTTGAACGCTTTTCGGAAAAAGAGACTAAGTCATTTCTTAGAGAGAATTTAATTAGAGACTGGTATATGTCTGGAAATGATGCTGTGCAATATGGATTTGCTGATGAAGTTTTAACTGAAAGAAAGTACAGAGATGTCAATCCAGACTTCTTCAGCTTTACGTGCAAGCATATTTTAAACATTGAAATACTTCCAATTCAAGCCTTGATATTGAAGGAAATGTGGATACGTAAATTTCCAATGCTCGTCGCAACCCGAGGTTTTGGTAAAACTTGGCTTTTGTCAGTTTATTCAATGCTGCGAGCGTTATTGATTCCGAATAGAAAAGTCGTGGTAGTTGGTTCTGCGTTTAGGCAGAGTAAGTACCTTTACGATTACATGGAAAACATCTGGAAGAACGCCCCAATATTAAGAGATATTTGCGACGAAAATAGCGGCCCGAGAAGAGACGTGGATATGTGTCGCATGACCATTAATGGCAGCACGATATCCGCATTGCCAGTAGGTGATGGACAAAAGATTCGAGGACAAAGAGCAAACGATATTATCGCGGATGAATTTGCTTCTATGTCGCGAGAAATTTTTGAAAACGTTATTGCGGGCTTCGCCGCTGTTTCAGCTTCGCCTGCGGAAAACGTAAAAGCTGTTGCGAAACAAAAAATGGCGGAATCTTTAGGTGTTTTAATCATTTTGCTGAGTATTGGAAAAGATGGAGAGCGATTATTCAGAGTAAGGGAGATCTACACAAGCTCCAGACCGACGTATTTAATAATGAGGAACCTCCAGCCTCTTTCGACTGGCGTGATTATTCAATTATAAGAGTGCCGGTGGAACTTTCGCCAAAGGGGTTCATGGACGAAGGTCAGATCGCTCGATCTAAGGCGACTGTGCATAGCGGTATTTTCTTGATGGAATTTGGAGCTGTATTTGCCAAAGACTCACAAGGTTTCTTCAAAAGAAGTTTAATTGAATCTTGCGTTGGTACTGATATTAAGCCAATTGATCTACCGTCAGGTCAAGTCTATTTTGACGCGGCAACATCTGGAGTTCCGGGCAGACAGTATGTTATGGGGGTTGACCCAGCATCGGAAGTAGACAATTTTAGTATTGTTATTCTAGAAATCCATGAAGACCACAGAAGAATTAAATATTGCTGGACAACGACTCGTAGCGAACACGTCGAAAAAGTTCAAAGAGGGTTAGTATCAGACAATAACTTCTATTCTTACTGTGCTAGAAAAATTAGAGATTTAATGTCTGTGTTCAATATTTCTCATATTGCAATTGACTCTCAGGGTGGTGGGGTTTCTGTTTCTGAAGCCTTGCACGATACCACTCAGCTAAGAAGAGGAGAAATTCCAATTTGGCCGATTATAGAAGAAGATAAAGAAAAACCCTCTGATGATGAATCCGGCCTTCACATTCTCGAAATGTGTAATTTTGCTAAATACGACTGGTATAGCGAAGCGAACCACGGTCTAAGAAAAGACTTAGAAGATAGGGTTTTAATTTTCCCTCGATATGATGCAATCACTATTGGATTATCTATTGAAGATGACAAAAAAGCCAATCGTCTTTATGACACTCTTGAGGATTGCGTTCTTGAAATAGAAGCATTAAAAGATGAAATGTCATTAATAGAAATTACTCAGACACAAACAAGTGGAAGAGATCGATGGGATACGCCAGAAGTAAAAATTGGCGTCGGCAAGAAAAAACGAATGAGAAAAGACCGATATTCCGCTCTTTTAATGGCGAATATGGCGTCGAGAACTCTTTCTTTTCGCAAGACTCCTATTGAGTATAACTCTCATGGTGGCTTCGCCGACTCGATAAAGTCAGAGTCTAAAGGCAAACCATATTTAGGACCCGCTTGGTTTACTGAAGCGATGGACGGCGTATATTAGAATATCAATTTCATTTAAATTACAATTCAATTGGTCTAATCTATGACAGAACAAAATTTCGCAACCGCAGAGCAAACTGAAGCTTACGATGGAGTTTTATCTGCATCCGCCAGTCGTCGATCATATTTAGATATTGAGCCTAATATATCCGTAAGGACGGAGTTTAGGAAAGATGACTATTATAGATTCAGAACAACTGAAGACCCAAATGGTGAAATTCAATACGTAATTCAGATGTGTATGAAGGCATACGATAAAGTCGGTATCATTAAGCAAATTATTGACTTAATGGGAAATTTTGCCTCACAGGGAATTACCCTAAATCATACGAACCAAAAGATTCAAAAGTTTTACCGAACTTGGTGGAAGAAAATCTCTGGGGATGAAAGATCAGAAAGATTTTTGAATACTCTCTATAGAACTGGTAATGTATTTATCTATAAGAGATCTGGTAAAATCACCAAGAGAATAGAAAAGCAAATGAGTAAGGCCGCCGATCTTCCAATTAAAGATCAGCCTTACATAAAAAGAGAAATTCCTTTTAAATACGACTTTTTAAACCCAACCAGTTTATCAGTAAAAGGAAAATATGCCGGGACATTTATTGGGAAGCCAGAATATCGCATGAAGCTCTCTCAGCAGATTCAGCGAATGTTTACCGATCAAACCAATAAGACATCATTATCTGAAGTTCCTTCTTCGATAAAAGACGCAATAGAATCTGGCCAAGAGTATGTTGACTTAGATATGTCAAAGATCAGGACCTTCTTTTATAAGAAGGACGACTGGCAAGTCTGGGCGAGACCCATGATACATGCAATCTTAGACGATATTGTCATGTTGGAAAAGATGAAATTGGCAGATATGGCGGCTTTAGACGGAGCTATTTCGAACATTCGGCTTTGGAGACTCGGGAGCCTTGAGCACAAAATCGCCCCAACAAAGCAAGGCATTGACCGCTTGAGAAATATTCTAGCGTCAAATGTTGGCGGCGGTGTTATGGATCTAGTTTGGGGTCCCGAGCTTGAATTCCTAGAAAGTAATAGTCAAGTTTATAAATTTCTAGGAAGTGAAAAATATCAGCCAGTATTAAGCAGTATTTATGGGGGCCTTGGAATTCCCGCGACTCTAACTGGGGCTTCTGGACAGAGTGGTGGTTTTACTAATAATTTCATTGGATTAAAAACTTTAATAGAGCAGCTCGAATATGGGCGTAATCTTTTATTAGAATTTTGGGATGAAGAAATAAAAGAAGTCCAGTTGGCTATGGGCTTTCCTTCTCCTGCAACTGTACATTTTGATCACATGATCCTTTCTGATGAAAACTCAGAAAAGAATTTACTAATTCAACTGGCGGACAGAAACATTATCAGCTACGAAACAATCAGAGAGCGTCTCGGTGAAAGTGATCAAATTGAATCTGCTCGAATCAAGAAAGAGCAGAGAGAGCGAAGAAGCGGGAAGAAACCCCTTAAATCAGACCCATTCCATAGTGGAAATCAAGAGTTTGAGTTCAAGAAGATTTCACTACAAAAGGGTGAACTTAGCATTACCGATCTTGTTGACGATGTAGATCCAAGTCATCCAGAAGTATTAGAGCCCGGAGGTGGATTACCAAAGACTCCAACTCCTCCAAATCCTAATGGTCGTCCAAAATTCAAAACAGATACTACAAAAAGAAAACAAAAAGTGGTACTCCCAAGGAGTAAACCATCTAAGGGACAAATATTCACTTGGGCAACATCTGCTCAAATGAAAATTTCTGAACTGATCAATCCTTCTTTACTGAAATTCTACGGTAAGAAAAACTTAAGAGAGCTTTCTAAGTCAGAACTCATTAATTTTGAATTAACCAAGTTTAAGTTTTTATGTTGTCTCGAACCATTTTCTTCCGTGGATGAAGAATCTATTGCGACTTGTTTATCTAACGAAATTGACACTTCTAGTCATTTCCAAGCACTAGAGTCTGCGAGAGCTGAGTTTGCTCAATTGAATTTACGTCAAGAGACTATTGACGAATTACGGTCTTTGTGTGTGGCGGCGTATCTAGCACCATTAGATGACTCATTCTAAATTTTTGGTGTATTTAAGTTTATGAGGCAAAACATGAAAATATATCAAAAAGAAATTTCCGACAACTTACAAGACGCAATCGTTAATAACAACACGATAGCAGTGTCTTGTGAAATAATTCCATCTAACGCTTTTACAAGTGATTTGTCTGAACGATCTTTGCAATTAGCGAAAGCCTGTCATTGTGATGGGGGAACTCAGTCAGACTTATATTACTTAAATTCAGTTTTAGTATCAACCGGCTGGAATAAGAATGATGACATTTTTGCGTCAGAATATCTTTGGGCCGCTAGAAATACTCCAGTAAACAAACCATTCAATTATATGCACGATGAAGCAGATATCATCGGCCACATAACTGGATCAATGGTGCTGGATCAAGATGGTAAAATTGTCGCGTCGGATGAATCAGATGAAAAACCTGATTTTTTTGATATTGTCACAAGTGCCGTAATTTATAAGTCTTGGGCGGAAAAAGAACAGAGAGATCGAATTGAAAAATTAACTCAGGAAATAGAAGACGGACAATGGTCTGTTTCTATGGAATGCATTTTTAGTGATTTCGATTATGCCGTCAAAACACCAGATGGAGAACAGAGAGTTATTCATCGAGATGAAAAATCTTCATTCTTAACTAAGCATCTTAGAGCATATGGTGGAACCGGAGAATATCAAGGATACAAAGTAGGAAGACTTTTAAAGTCTTATATTTTTTCTGGCAAAGGTTTAGTTAATAAACCAGCCAACCCAAGAAGCGTAATTTTTAGTAAAAATACTGAACTATTTGTTCCACAATCAACTGCTATGGAGGTCTATGTTATGACTCAAGCTAACGAAGGGCAGTCCGGAGATTTAACAGAAAGTCTAAAAGCTGCTCAGCTTGAAACTGAATCTGTTAAGGCCGAATTCCTTAAGGCGAAAGAGCAATTTGATAATGCTCTAACAGAAAAAAATCAAGTCATTGCTTCTTATGAAGTAAAGATTAAAGAGCTTTCAGATTCTCTAGCGACTGCTGAAAAGATGAAGAAAGACATGGAAGACGAATGTGCTTCCATGAAGAAAGATATGAAGCAAATGAAGCGTAAAGACAAGCTTTCTAAGGCGGGAGTTGAAGATTCCAAAGCCGAGGAGCTTCTAGCGAAGTTTCAGGATGCTAGCGACGAAATGTTCGACAGTGTTGTGTCGCTTGCACAGGCATCAAAAACTGAAAAAACATCGACTGCAAGTTTAGATTCTACTCTTGAAAACATTCAAGAAACAGAAGAAAGCATTTCTAAGGCGTCTGAGGCTGCACAGCCAACTGCCGTAGAAAAAAGTATTGCAAGTGCTGTCGAATTTTTGTCTACTGTTATGAAAACTCCCCCAAGAAAAAGAGAGGTGTGAATTATGGCACTTAAGAATAATAGATACGAACTAGATACAGACATTTCGTTTTTCATGAACGAAGTTGCAGAGCGAGGAGTTCTCGTTTCTGTGAGTACTGCTGGTTCTGGAGCTGCGATGGATAATGCCGCTGCTCTTGCGACAGTGAAAGCGAATGCTTCTGGAGCTGTTCCACTTGGCGTGTTGCTGAACGATATGGTTGACATCGACATTACTCGACAGCACCTAAACTGGCACAAAGATGAAGTTTTAAAGGGATCAAAAGTTACGATTCTAACTAAGGGTTGGATTGTGACAAATAAGATTTCTGGAACTCCAGTTGCTGGGTCCACCGCCTACGTCGCGAATTCTGGATTGATTTCCCCAACACAGGCTAGCGGAGCTGTCCCTGTCGGAGTGTTCCTCTCGACTAAGGATGCTGACGGGTATGCCAAAGTTTCTGTTAACCTACCTTGAAGACAGGAGATAAATAATTATGTTTAATAAAAGACCAAGTGACGAATTTTTAGCTCTTCTGAGACGAGCGGGCAGTGCGAATAAGGCCGAATCGCTTGAGGCTCAAGAGCAGATCGCAAAGGCGATTGAACTGCCTTTACGACAGGGTATCCTAGTCGGAGATATTACTGGGAATATTTTCGAAAGAATTGCAGTTGCTCCCGGAACATCAACCGAGTATCCTCTCGACCTACTAGCTCCTGGTGAAGAAGCCGACTTCGTCGCGTTTACCAATCCGGGCCACGGTAGAATTCCTCAAAGCTCGGTTGAAGGTGATTACGTGATGATTCACACGTACTCGATTGTTAACTCAATCGACTACCTTCTAAGATACGCT